TTATAATTGGTTGATTTATTTGCCATTTATCTATTTGAAAATAATCTTGTAATTCTGTTATACATTGTAATAATATTTTTTCATTATTATAATTTTTAAAAGTAGTTATTTCAAAATTTAATCCAAAATTAATGATAAATGCATCTTTAATATTAATAGCATCTGTTAACATTCTATATTGTTCTAAATAAGTAGATAAATTAGTTTTTGTGGCTGTGTTTAATGTTGTAAGATTCTTATTGCCATTATATCCTAAAGTGTATAAGTTTAATGCTAAAGGATTAGGTATACGGTTAGGTTCTGTTGTTAAAGGAGAAATTTGATCATCTTGAACTATATAAGCTTTAGCAATTCTACCAAATTGTGATGGCATAGATAATGCTCTAATTATATAATCCTCTCTAGTTACTGTTCTACTTTGGGCAGAAAAATGTGCCATAGTGTTTTGTCTAATTTCTTCAACAGTTTCTGCTCCTCCTCCCCCAGTTGATGCTTCTAAATTATTAACTGTTACAGATCCTAAGACAAAATTAGACATTCCTCCATTTAATCCTACATTTATATCTCTTAAAAGTGTTCCTATTTTGGTTATTTGATTACTTGTAACATTAGATTCTAATCCTCCTCCTACTACGTAAGTTACAGTTAATGTTGTGTTAGCTGGTGCTTGACCATAAGCTCTAGTATAAAGAAAATTTGATGGATCATAAGCTAAGTCTAATTTACTTCTTCCATCTTTAATTCCTAAACCTATATTATCTGGATTAGGAATTATTTGTTCATCTGCTTTATCACTTATACCTGCTCCAAATTGGATTTCTGTTTTATTATTTGGTTTTACTCTAGTAATATATCTTCTAGGTACTTGTTTTAATTTTAAAAGATATGGAGTTTGATTATTAAAAGCATGTAAATCAGGATCATTAGCTGCTGTGTTTGGTACTTCTTCAAAAATAGTATCTTGAGCTAAATAAGGAACTTCATGATATTCATTACCATCTTCATCTGTAATAGACTCTATTGATATAATATTTTTATCGAATAAAGTTAATGTTTTAAATCTTTCAGGACTTCCAACATTAAATTTTTTAGTTTTTGTTTTACCTGAAATAGCTCTGGCTGTTTTTTCTAATAAATAATATTCTGGATTACCATTTGCATCATATTGATATATGGTTGCATTTAAAGGAGATATTGAAGATGAAAAATTAAAATTACAATCTTCTGATAAATAAAATGAAACGCCATCAATTGTAGTAAAAGTAGAATTACTTTTTAAATTTAAAGCATAATCATAATCTGGTAAATAAGAAACTCCTTTTGAAGGAACTAAATGTGTAAGAGTTAAATTTACATTTGAGGCTGTTGATACTTTTGGTTTATAACCCATAGCATAAGCTAAGTTATAAATATTTTCTCTGTCTTGTGCTAATGTTAAAAAAGTTTCTTGAATTTGATTGTCTGTATAAAAAGATAAAACGTCTCCTACATAAGAGGCCATTTCTAAAAACATCATCCCTGGATTACCTTCACTAAAATCATTAAAATTATTAGGAAAATATGCTTGTGTAAATTCTATAAGTTTTTGTTTAAATGAATTATAATCTTTACTTAAATAATTTACATCTTTATCTTGATTTTTATTTGATACTTTTGAATAAGCCATTATCTAAATTTTATTTGAATATTATTAGTACTTCCATCCATTAAATAAATATAACTTACTGAAACAAATAACGTATGTTGATCATTTGATTTAGATGTATTAATATCCCTTATTGAAACAAGAGGTACATATCTGTTTATTTGGGCTGTCATCACTTCTTTTAATACTTCTAAATCTACATTTTGTTCAAATAAAAGATTTTTTAATCCTATTCCATAATTAGGTAAATTTATTCTTTCTCCTTGATTAGTCATTATAAGATTAAGTAAGTTAGCTTTTGTTTGTTCATGAGTAGTTTTAGTCCCTTTAAATAAATTTACTTCATTTAAAGGAAAAGCAACTCCAATAGTAACATCTTCATTTATATCAAGAATACTTTTTCTTTTACCTGTAACGTATGCCATTATTTATTTTTCTTTTTATCTATTGCTTTCATTAAAGCACTATAATCTCTATTTACCACATTTGCTACTGATTCAGGCATTGCTTCTGTTGACATTACTTCTGAAGAAGTAAAAGGATCTGACATAGGAGCTAAAGATGAATTTAGATTTGTATCTCCTTGTGCCGTTTCGTTTAAAAGATCATTTAAAGTACTATTTCCTACAAATTGTTTTTTAGGTAATGGGTTTGAACCCATAATTTTTGCTCTTAAATTTGATTTTGTTGTTTCCGACATTGGTTGTTGAGTATTATTTGGTACTTCAACAAGTTTTTCAGTGTGTTCTACAATGGTTGGTTTTAATTCATCACGTAAATCTTCTTTAAGTGTTTTAATTTCTCTACGTAATGCGTAATCAATTTCTTCTCTAACTACTTTTCTAATTAAATTTTCAAATGTTTTTGCTTTCATAAATAGGTTTTTTATTTATTATAAATATAATTAAAATTAAAAATTAATAGTTTTAAAACTAATATTATAATCTTCTTCAAAAGTATCTTGATTAACAGCAAATATTCTTTCAGTTGCTTCATTTAAGCCTGCTTGTTGAAGTTGATTATATACATCTTCATATTTATCTTCTAAATATGCTAAGTAATTCTCTAATTCTGTTGGTCCTGGAGGATCTGGGGGATCTGGAGGATAAGATATTGGGTTTTGACTGTCTAAAAATTCAGCACAACCAACTTCACGATTTAAAAATAAGGCATAAAGATATAATTTGATTTTTGATATTTCATCTTTAATAAAAGTTAATTTAGATTTTGCTATATCTATTGGTACAAATACTTTTCTAGCCTCACTTATATAAAAAGGAATAATTAATCCAACCATTGCAATTAAAGCTACATATTCTTTTAATTTTGAATTTGCTTTATCTTTTTTATCTTTTATTTGTTCTTGAACTGCCCCACTTGAAGTAGGTCCTGAATTAGCTGCAAATAATGCTGGAGCTGCTAATAAAACTAAATTTAATGTTTGTGTTATAGGATTTAAAATTGCTACTAATTGTTGTATTTTAGATATTGGTCCTTGTCCTCCTACTATAGGATCAATTTTACTTTCTATTTCTTCTATTATTTCTAAAGCACCAATTAAAATTAATTCTAATTTATTTAATTTATCAAGAATACTATTATAAATTTTCATGTATTTATCAGTTCCTTTAGGTCCACAAGTATCACTATTAATGTCTGTAATTAATTTTTTTGCCAATTCTTGTGGTGTAGGTATTTTTTGTTTTAGTTCATTTACTTTTTTTCTTCCTTCACTTTTTATTGCTTCCTTAGCTCTATCAATTAGAGAATCAATTTGGTTATTTAAAATATTTCTTGCTTGTTGAGTAGACATTTTATACTAATTTTGTGTTTTGACTTTTTATATCTTCAAGATTTCGTTTTACTTTTTCTATTTTTCTTAATCTAGATTTCATTAAATTAAAATTTCCTGTAAATACTCCTGTTGGAGTTCCTGGTGATGTTGAAGTAAAAGAAACATTTGTCGCTAAGTCTAAATATATTTTTGCTATTAAATCTAATATTTCTGTTAAAGATGAAATTAAATCATCAGCTAATACCGCTGATTGTTGTGGTAATGAGTTGTCAAATTCTAAACCTAAAAATATTTTAGGAGAATTAACAACAAATTTACTATTTGCTTCTTCAGGACTTGTATCAAAATGAAAACTACCATTTGTACTAAATCCTATTACTTTATCTGAAAATAATAATATACTTTCTTTTTTTGCATTAAAAAGTAATCTGTCGGAATTTATAATTACTTGGCTTCCTTTATATGTTTCTGGTGATTCTGGTATATATGTCATTAAAATAAATTTTGATCAGCGAATGCTATTCTATGAGTATAATTTCCTATTCTTGTCGTTTTTTCTGCTTTATACATTTCATGTACATCTTCTCTAGTTGTTGATAAAGATGTTGTTCTAGGATTATTATTTGAAATCCATGATATATGAACCCAAGAAAAATCTATTCCACTTGAAGTATAATCACCTCTTTCAGGATACTCCCATATTAATTGATTAAATGTTGGTAAATTTTGAAAGCACCAATTCCAAATTAAATGTGAAGGATATTTTAAACTAACTATATCAACTGCTTGTCCTCTTATATGTTGTGAATTAGAATTACCATTTAAAGCTCTATTTAAATCTATACATCTATAAGCAGAAGTAATTGCTATGTGTCCTCCAAAAGCTTGCATTAAAGGAGTTATACAATTTTTATGTAATAAATTTAAGTTATTAAATATATAATCAAAAGATAAACAAGAATCTTTTTGTTCATCTACTCCAGGAAAATTATTTATATTTAATTCTTCTGCTTTTTTACTTAATATATTATGTTTTAATGTAAATTGTCCTATCATCCTAATGGGGTATTAAGAGCTGTAGTATTTTGAATACTAGCAGGTACTTCATAATTAGCTGGAAGTTCATTATTATTATTAACAGTTATTGCTTCTTGGTTTTCTGTTTCTGAAATATCATAATATGCTCCTGGTTGTTCAACTGATGGTAATTGTGCTAATTCTTCATTTTTTATTAATTCTTGAGCTGGAAGATTATCAGCAGTATTTAAAGATACATCTTCTTCAACCTTTGGATCTAATTCTTCGTTTGTTGGAGTTATTTCTTCTCCTATATTATCTGTAAATATATTTCTTCCGTAAGATTCATCATATGTAGATGCTGGTTTAAAAGTTATTATTTGTTGATCAGAACAAAGATAAATACTAGAATTATCATTATTTATATCTTTTTCTATTA